GGCGTTATAAGTTGCGATGATGGTATTGCATTTGTCGAATGGTCAGAAGAATAAATCTAATTAGGAAAAGTGATCATGTCTAAACGTGCTTTAGAAATTACATTACTTGTACGCCTTAATCGGAATAATCAAGAGGCATTATTTGCTGATGGCTATGAATGGTATTGCGATGGTGCAGTTGTTCAGCACTTAGCTTTTACTAATGGTGTGTTAATCGTTAACACTCGAGATAAAAAATTCTCATTCAGTAGCGGTGAGGATGTCTCAGGATGTGAAACTTTGCTGATTCACGATAGCTATCCCATTGACTCATCTATTGAGACAGTGGTTATGCAAGCGTATATCACAGGGCTAAAGGACTATAAAAACGATAACTTCTGCATGTTAACACCAGAAGGTATTAATCGCAGAGTTAAACAAATAGTTGCTGATTTCAATAAGCAATCTAACAATTAGGAAAAGTAATATGTCCCGAATAGAAGATCTAAAGTGTGATATTCAAGAGATTGAAAGCTGCCTTGCTCAAGGCTTTACGCTCAATGATTGGTTATGGTGCAAACGTAAAGAACTGGCTAGGGTTGAGGGTTTACCAAAAGTTATTGTTATTGGTGGGCGTAGCGCTGCGCGAAAGAGCATAGCAGCTACATTGGCTGCTACTGATGCAATGGTTGTGGTGTCAGATGTTGCGAGAGAATCCATCAATAAAATTCGCTCTATTAAGCCATCCACAATTGATTTTCTATCAACAGATAAAAATCAGCCTGACGGTTGGTATCGTAAATTTGAAAAGCGCAATAAGCGTAATCATCTAAAATCGAAATAGTTTCGGGGAAAAGGCTTTATGAAAAAATTAATAGGAGGATTAATCCCACTTGTTGTTGCGCTGGGATTCATCGTTTGGTCTATGTCTCTATCAAAAGAACGAGAGCAAAGATTATTAGAAGAGTGTATTGAGTTAAACGAAAATACGTTATTTGAATGCAAAGAAATGGCGCATTCAATGGTATGGGATAGTTATTAGGAAAAGGAATAAACATGAAAAATATCATGCTAGATCTAGAAACAATGGGCAAAAATTCTAATGCCGCAATCGTATCAATTGGCGCCGTATTATTTGACCCGTTGACGGGTGAAACAGGCGCCGAGTTTTACCAAGTCGTTAGCCTTAACAGTAGCTCTCACTATGGTGAATTAGATGGCTCAACGGTTATTTGGTGGATGCAACAAAGTGATGCGGCCAGAGCCATCTTTAGTGATGAAAGCAAGACAACGCTTAAAAAGGCTCTTGAAGCATTTAGTGCATGGATTGGTGAACATTGTGATCATAATGAGAAAGGCAAGCCAGATGCTGTGGTCTGGGGCAACGGGGCAACGGGGCAACATTTGATAATGTCATCTTAGGCAACGCTTATAAAGCCATTAGAATGCGTCAACCATGGTTCTTTGCTAATGACCGTGATGTTAGAACTATTGTCGATTTAGGGCGCCAATTACGTAACATCGATCCAAAGAAAGATCTGGAATTAGAAGGAACGGCACACAACGCGCTAGATGATGCTAAATTTCAGGTTCGCTATGTGAGCGCCATCTATCAAGCATTGGCTAACTAGTGTTGTATTAGATAGTTTGAGAAATGAGCCCCGATTGTTCGGGGCTTTTTTATGGAAGAGGAATGTTAAGCCCAGTAGGACTTCTCTCGATGGGCATATTGAATTGATGGGGTTCGGGTTCGCCATTCTGCTGGAATGGTTTTACCCAATTTAGCTTGCTGTAGCCACCATGGGCTATATTTGAAGCCTATTCTTATCTCGGTATACGTGCCATCACCCTTATCTTGGATCTTGCGGTAAATCGGATAATACAGCCAGCCACTTCTTACCAATCCTGTTTGGATGTATGTTTTATCGGGTAAGTCATCAACCAAATTAGGAACTGGTGTTGCAATATCTGAAATCACGGTACCTTGAAATGAGGTGAAGTTATCTAAAATACTATCAACTTTTTCAGGACTAATACCATAACCAGCATAACGAAGATTATTGGCGGGGTTTCTAATGATATTCCACGTTAATGATATACGTAAATCACTCCAACCATTATCACGCCGCATTTTATCGATATACCAGGGCGCACCGTAAAACGTATCTTCATCATTGTCCCAAAGCCAAAGCAGCTTAGGCAGTTTGGACTTTTTGCGCTTAAAAGCAATTAACTGAGGGATAGGTATGATAATGAAACCAATCAAGATCAAAACCAAACGTAACAACATCATGACTGAGAAATTAACCCAGCCAAGCATATATTTTATTTTTAACATTTAAGATTCACCGAATTTGAATAACTATTTGGAAGGTTGTGTGGCAATTATCGAGCAACGATAGCCACCTTTTTGGTCACCACGAGCGGTAACCTTATCAATTGACCAATCACCCGCCATTTCTGATGGGAAACTATCATTTAGTTTTAGCAGCCCTTCGGCTACCAAGTATGGATCACCAGGTAAGTCCATTCGTACACCGCAACCTTGGCGCTGAACCTTTTTGAGCTCATCACGGCAAGCTTGCTGAGCAACAGCCTCGCTTTCGTATGGTTGGCGTAACTTCTTAAACGGCTTCTGACCGTCATACACCTCATGTTCTTTACCATTGGTGTTATCGGTCCACTTAGCCTTTACACCCGTCACAGAAGCGCGGCTAGGCTTATCTAACTGGCAATTAATGAACTGGCTTTGGTCGGTTGGCGAGTTTTGAGCAGGAACACCAACAGTTACTGGTTCGATAGCTTGCCCAGTAATAGTTTTAACCTGTCCACGCTTAGCCAACACATACAAATTATTAACTGGCTTGGCCACGGCATCACGCTCTCGTGCTAGTCGAGTGAGAAATGCACTATCTGTTTCATCCACCTGATCAATATGTTCCAGTGTCACGCTTTCAAATTCAGCGGCAACTCTGGGACTGTAACCATGTTGGTTAATAACCTGACGAAATAAATCTGCCAAAGTGATATTTTCAAATGAGCGAGTACGGCGCTCTTTAAAGCGAGTTTTATCTTCAATCTGAAATGGCGCTGCAGTGGCAATAATTTTAACGGTCGGAGGAAATAAGCGGGGAACGATGCGGGTGATCTTAAACTCACCCTTATCGACTAAGTTACCGTCATAACCTTCCGACCAAACCAACACCGCCCCCTCTTTAGGCAATCCTGTTTGGCCAGTAGTGTCTACGGTCAATGTTAACTGATCAGACTGAATACCAGACGCATCAATACGCTCCCATGAAACAAGGCGATTATTGATAATGTCGGCACCTGGTCCCTTAACACGAGCTTGGGGAATAATTCCTAGTCCCATACATTAACCACCTTAGCTGGCTCAGGCTCTGCCAACGTTGGCAACTTAATTTCTACACCTGCTGGCAATACTGGACCATATTGTTCAAGCCCTGGGTTTAATTCATAAATTGCTTCTTCTGCTTCGTCATCATCACGCTGCAGGTTTTGCAATAAAATTAACGGCACGGTATCACCGTCACGACTGCGAATTATAGTCACCACCATATTCCTCCAATTCAACAGTGAAACCGACAACCAACGCCGTGCCATCATCAATGATACGACCTTGCTTTTCTTGTAACCGCTTAATGCCCCACTGCCCTAAATTTCGACCATAACCATCAGTTAGTACCAACGGCACGCGCTTAGCTTGCAATGCCCTTAATTCATCCATGTTGGCCATGCCATCACCGCCAAACCAACTACCAGTAAGATTGATGTTTTCAAACTGTTGTCCAGTATTTTGGCTTAATGGTTTCTGGCCATAACGGGGAACGGTCACCCATCCCCCATCACTGGTTCGCGTCAATCCTTCGTAGGGTGTCCCTTCGCTCAATGAGAAAACAAAACCACCTAACGACATCATTTGCTTCATGTGTCACCTCTATCAGATAAACTGCCATCACTACGCGCAGCAACATCAGAGCTGCCAAGCATCATTGGGCTAAGTTCTGCTTTCATTCGGTCCATGAGTTGATTACTAACATCATTGTCATAGGCTGGATCACCAGACGGGGTAATTTGAATGACTGGCGCAAAGTGAATCGGTTTATTAACCTGCATAAGTTGCTTGGATTTTGCCGCAATTTCAGCAGGTGCAGGTTTTGATGTTTTATCATCACTAAACCAACCGCCAATATTAGATCCTATGAATTTACTAGCGGCGCCAATAATAGGAAACGCTGTGCTAAGCGTTGAACCTGCTAATTCTAGTGCAGGAGATAATTTTGAATCTTCATCGTCGCTAAATAAAGCGCCAACATTAGTTCCTAACCACTCACCTGCAGCGCTGCCTCCCATACCACCAATAGCTGCGCCAATCGCACCGCCAATCACCGTGCCAACAATAGGAACCACAGAGCCGATAGCAGCACCAGCGGCACCACCTGCCAGCGCACCACCCATACCACCAACAATATCACCTGTTGCGCCACCAATTTTTTTACTATCACCATCTGTGATAGCTGATGTTAACGCTGCACCCGACAATGCTATACCTAGCGGTTTAAAGACCTTTCCTGCGCCTTTGAGTAAAGTTTTACCCGCTGGCATGATACTAGTTAAATCACCTGCAGCGCCTGCTATATCAGCACCTGCCATTGCCATATCGCCAGCATTTGAATTGCCAGAAAACAATGATAACGCAGCACCGCTACCAACTAACCCCGCTAATCGAGCAAACTTACCACCTCGAAAGCGTCTTTTAGAACGTGATCTTGAACCGTCCGACTCTGGTATAAAACCAGCGCCAAACATATCACCAATGCCGCTTACCAACCGACCTACGCCACGCCCCCTTCCACGGCTTCGTCCTCTTGACCTTCGTCCGCTGCCATAGCCACCACTATTACTGCCCAAACCACCAAGCTTTCGATTTAATCTATCTAATGCTTTTGATGCCCGATTAGCACTTAACGTTGTTTGATCAGTTGAACTGGATAACTTTGTTTTACCCAATTTAAAGCGGTCAATGCCGTTACCCATGGTGAGTTTGGCAAGCTTAAACGCAATAGCGCCAGCCTTAACCACCGCAATAGCAGCGGCAACACCTAACAAACCACTGGCTAATTTAGGGTTAGCCTCGGCAAAGTCTGATACCCCATCAACCACCGACATCAACGGCGGCACAACGGTATCTAATACTGGCAACAGTCGATCACCCAGGGTAATCGTCATGCGGTCAAATTTAGAACCAAGTTGAGATAACATGTGGCCACGAGTTTTGGCTCGGTTCACATACTCATCATTAACACTGCCAGCACGGTCTGCTTCTTTGGCAACTTTGCCAAAAGCGGAGATTAATCCGTTTTTGTCATCGTCCAACGTTGAAACCAGTTTGGACACGGCACCTTTAATTTCTGTGCCAAACAACTGAGAAATAACCGCGCCACGTTCGTCTGCAGATACATCTTGCAGCTCACGCAACACGCCAAGCAATGTGCCTTTGGCATCCGTCTGCATCGAGGATGCAAGTTCTTCTGGATCAAAACCAATTTTGCTTAATGCGTCTTTTTGGCTACCCGTTGCGGCATAACCAGCGGTTAATGCCCCTGTCATGTTTTTCAATGCAGTAGCGGCGGTTTCTTCCGTAGCACCGCCTGCAATCAAACTGGCAGATAATGCAGCTGTCTCGTTATAACTTAAACCAGCACCCATGGCTGTAGAGCCCTGACGCACCATAACCGCAGCAATATCCTTTGCCTTGGCGTTCATGTTATTACTGAGATAATTGGTGGCATCAGCCAAATCAAGCGCGTTCTTCTGGGTTAATCCCATCGCCGCACGCCATGTGGCTAATGTTGAACCTGCTTCCTCTGCCGACACATCCCAAGCAACCGACATCTTAGTGGCTGATTCTGCAAAGGCTAACAGTTGGTCTTTTTCGATACCCGACTGACCAGCAGCAGTAACAATATCCGCTATACCATCTTGCTTTACACCCAACTTACCAGCGAGTTTAAGCATCTGGCTGCGATAAGCCGCTTCTTCTTCGGGATTGGCAAAGTTAACAACTTTCTTTACATCAGCAAAAGTGCTTTCATAATCAACCGAACGCTTGCCAGCCATGACCAATGGAGCAGCTGCTGCAGCAACGCCAACAGCATCACCAAGCAACTCACCACGCTTAGCCTTTCGATCAGCTATGCGCCCCTCAATTGTCTGAATTTTCTTGAGCTTGGCCGTTTGCCGATCTAGTGATTTGTTCGCCAGATCAGTTTTTTTAGCTAAGCGTAATTCTTCGGCGCCAAGCGCATTAACTTTTAAACCAGCAGCGCCCATATCACGGCGCAAGCCACCCAACTCTTTAGACTGCTTGCCATACGAGGCACTTAGTCTGTTAGAACTGGTTTCAGCTGACTTTAATGCTGCTCGTTCTTTCTTTAATGCCGTTTCTGCCTTTTTCTTGGCTTTGGTTAACTTGGTTACTTCTTTGTTAGCCGCCGCCACTTGATCAGACTCAACGCCATAAGCTTCGGCTGCTTCAAGCACTGACAATTCAGCCGCTTTTAATGCACTGGAATGCTGTTTAACAACGGCTATAGCATCCATTTCTGATTGCTTTAATCGCTTAGTTTCTGCCCGTGCACCTGCTAGCTTTTTAGTCGTAGCATCAAGCTGCGTAGATAAACCCTTAAATCTGGCAATCATTGCCTGATTTTTTTCAAAGCCTTTTAATGTTTTCGATGCATCAGCAACAGAGTTTTTTAACTGCCCTACACTTTTGCTGGCTTCTTTAACGGGCTTGTTGAACTTATCGACTGCAGATAGTGCAATGGATATTTTAGAACCTGTCACGCACTACCCCTTTTTAATGCCTAATTTAGCGGCGGCTAAGTGATAACGGCGCATCGCTTCATCAATGCGCCAGTCTAAAATCTCCCGTGGGTTTACGTGATAAACCAACGGAATAACATCAGTTAAGACTTCAACGTCTTTTGGCGAAAGAAGTCCGCCGATTTTTGCAAAAAATCAATAAGCCGCTCCTGCAACTGGTTCCAGTCTGGTAGGCTCATTCGTGCTAATTCATCTGGGCTAAAGCCAGTACAGCTGCTGCTAATAAATAAGGTTCGATCCCACTCATCTTTATGAGTGTCCATCAAATCAGTGGTGGCCACCGTTGGCGGACGCAATTTATAAGCTGTCTTTTCTAGACCATCATCACCCGTGAACGGCACCAATAACGTTGGCTCGTCAATATCGAATTCACCAGAGTCCATTAATTGGGATGCTTTAAAGTGCATCAGTTCGAGCACTTGGTTTTCAATGCTGGTGTAATCTGGCGTGGTTAAACGCTTTAATTCTGCAACCGTTAAACCAGAGCTCGCACTAATACAAACGCGCAACAGCTTAGAATCTTCATCATTATGCTGTTGGCTAAATTCGCGGTGTTGTCCCATGGTTAAAGTGTTAATGACCACGGTTTTTACTGGTTGGCTCTTGTCATCTTCGATTGGCCAATTAAGTTGGTGTTCTTGCTTAAACATAAAACGGTACTCCCATTAAAAAAAATGGCTCACTCCAATAACCAGAGTGAGCCGATCTGTAGCTACACAGGGAAACTATTGACTAATAGTTAAGCCATGCCTATATTGCGGCGGTGCTCAACCATTAAATCACCTTGGCCTAAATCTAAGATTTGGGCGTTGCGATCAATGTCATAGATGGTTTTGCCGCTTTCAGTCTTTTTGTAAGCAACAACCGACATTTCAAGCTCTTGATCTGGCAGTTCACCCATCTTGCTTGGTGATTCAGACACAGAGGTAATTTCACCCGTACAGCTATAGGTGATCGCAAACTTGTTGCCATCTTCATCTTGATGAGATTCTTTAACATCGAACTGACACAAATCACCTGGTGCCATGCCAAAAGCTGATAATAACTCTTGGTTAGCGCCTTTGACTTTCGCCTTAGCGTTCATTTTTTCAAGACCAACCCAGATTTCACCAGGGATGAATGAACCACCACGGGTTTCTTGCATCGTTTTCTTAATTTCTGGAGGTGTGAACTCTTCCAGTTCTTTGATTAACGGCTGACCGTTAACCATACCCATGCGGGTAATTCGTGAGCGTTGTCCTGCCATTTT